CCGGCGGTGCCGGTGGTGAAGGTGCCGCAGCCCCCGGCGCAGCAGGTGCAGGTGCTGGCCCAGGTGCAGACCGAGAAAAGCGCGCCGCCACCGCCCGCGCCGGATAAGTTGCTGAGTGGCGGCCGGTTAAAAGGAATTGGCCCCGGTGGGATTAATAAGGAAATTAACAATAATTCCCGAACCATTACCGACAACCGCAAAAATATTGAGAACGTCCATATTAACGTTAAGCAGGGCATGACGCCCGAGCAGCTAATGGAATGGCAGGAATTAAGTTAATGAGCGAACCCCTTTATATAGACCTGCTAATTGAAAATGGCGATTTCTCGCTAAATACAGGCCGGGAGCCGGTGTTATGTCATAACCGGGTAAGCATTGGGCAAGATTGTGTCCATGCCATTTTAGAAAGTGGATTGGTCACGCAATTAGTGGCGGAAAGAAGTCCAACGCTTCGCGCTGACGTCATTATGCAAATGGTGTTGTTGCTGGAAGACGATACGCGAATTATTCCGGGCACGGTCGTGATTAACGAGGAAACGTTAAAACGGCTTTGGGTGACCGCAGAAACTTATGATTTCGGCAAAGTGGAGGCCAGCGTTAATTATGACAATGAAACCGCAGGTTGATTACGAAAAAGCCTTAACAGAAAGCGGAATGCCCATTACCACGGAGCAAGTTAATTCCAAATTTAACGAGCTGGTGACCGCCGAAGGGTTAATTACCAATACGTCCAAAATGTCACCGTTTTGGCGACTTATCCAGGCGATTATTACCGCCCCGGTGATGTGGTTAAAGGATGTTCTGGTGTCGGTCGTCATGGCCAACATGTATTTGGCCACCGCCGGCGGCACCTGGCTGGAAATGTTCGCCTGGGGCGTCAACGTGAAGCGCAAGCCGGCGATGGCAGCCGAGGGTGTTTTTCGGTTCGACAAGGAAAACGCCAGTGTCATGGTCACGATCCCCGCCGGCACGGTGGTGCAAACCGAGCGGCTTAACGGCCATGTTTACAGCGTGGCGGTGGTGAAGGAAACCACGTTGGCCGCCGGCACCGCCGGCGGGCTGGTGCCCGTGAAAGCGACCGAGCCAGGCGGCGCGCATAACCTGGCCCCCGGTTACTACCGGATTTTACCCCAGGCGGTGCCGGGCATTGTGCGGGTGGAAAACGAGGAGGGTTGGTTACTGGCCCCCGGTGCTGACCAGGAATCCGACGACGATTTACGGGACAGGGCGCGCAACCAATACAACCTGGCGGGCAACTATCACACGGATGCGGTTTACCGCAGCATGATCGCCAGCGTCGCCGGGCTGAGTATCGACCGAATTTTTTTCCAGCACGACGCCCCGCGCGGGCCAGGAACGGCAAATGCCTATCTGCTGCTGGATTCCGGCGTTGCCTCGCAGCCGTTCATTAACGCGGTCAATGATTACATCACCAACAAGGGGAACCACGGCCACGGCGATGATATGCAGTGTTTCGCCATGCCGGAAACCCAACACAACCTGGCCGTGACGCTGTTTGTGGAGAACAAAGCCAACTTTACGGCGGATGCGCTGGCCGCGCTGACGCGAAACAGCGAAACCCTGATCCGCTGCGCGTTCCGGCAAAACGCCGAGTACGACGTAAAGAAAACCTGGCCTTATGCGCGCTTCTCGTTTTCGAACCTGGCCAGGGAGTTACACCGCGCGTTCCCCGAGCTGGAATCTATCGCGTTTTCCCTGGGCGATATTGTTAGCGAGCTGAACGTGCCGCGTTTGAAAACCTTGAAACTGGAGGTTGCCGATGCCTGATTTTAAAGAACGCCTGGCGGGGATGCTATTGCCGTCCTGGATGAATCGCGGGGAGCCGGCCAAGCTGCTGCGCGCCTGCCGCAATTTCTGGTTGTGGGTGTATGGCTGGCTGACCTGGCCGCTGAAACAGCTGGATGCGGCCACCTGTGCGGTGCCGTTGCTCCAGGTGCTGGCGTACCAGCGCGATATTACCCGCTTCAACGGGGAGCCGCTGGAGCTGTTCCGCAAGCGCGTGCAGTACGCCTTTATCAACGCCCGCGATGCGGGATCGGTGGCGGGTTTTATCGCCATTTTTGAGCGCCTGGGCGTGGGTTATGTGGAAATCCTGGAGCGCCAGCCGGGCATAGATTGGGACGTGATCAGCGTTCGCGTGACCGATGGCCAGGTGGCCAGTAATCCCGATCTGCTGATGCAGGTTATCCGGCAGTATGGCCGCACCTGTCGCCGCTATCGATTTGAAGTGATTAACAATTCTGTCCTGCAATTACGCGCTGGCTGGGTGGGATGTGAATACGTGACTTACAGCGCCGCCAGCGCGGCGGTCAGTACCAATAACCAACATTCCGCCACCGTGGCGAGCGCAACACTGAAAGGATAATCAACATGTCACAAACCGCGATCACCTTTGCCTTTGAGCAATGGAAAGCAAAAGAAGCCGTGAACGGTTCCCGCGTGGTGCTGGATGAGTTCGTTTTCGCCAACGTGCCGGGCCTCGATGCCGGTAAGCCGATTGACCGCAAAGAAGGGATGCCGCCGGCGGGCCAGATTGTGCACCGCCAGGCAGTGAACAAAACCGGCGTCGTGAACAACAACGCCGTGGTGTATTCGGTCACCCTGGGCACCGATGTACCCGAATCTGGCTATTTTGACTTCAACTGGATTGGCCTGGTGAACAAGGCCAGCAACACGGTGGCGATGATTGTTCATGCGCCGACGCAACGCAAGGTGGCCAACCATGCCGGCCAGCAGGGCAACGCGATCACCCGCTCCTTTGTGATGGAGTATGACGGCGCGGCCAGCGAGACGGCGATCACCACGCCGGCGGAAACCTGGCAGATCGACTTTACCGCGCGCCTGGGCGGTATTGATGAAATGCAGCGCCTGATTAACCGCGATCACTACGGTGTCGCCGCGTTCTTTGGTAATGGGTTCCTGGTGGCCAAGGCCGGCGCGCAGTATTTCGTGACCGCGGGCACCGGCTATGTGGGCGGGCTGCGCGCGGTGCTGGCGGCCAACCAAAACATTACCGTGACGGGCAAGCCTATCAAGGTGTGGGCTGATGTGAGTTTACAGGGCAACGTGGTAAGCCAGTGGGCGGCGGCGGTGAAATTTACCGTTGCGGCCACTGCGGCGGATTACACGGATAACGCCGGCTTTAAGCACTATGTGTTTGCGGTGGCCAGTATCGACGCCGCCGGCAACATTACCGACCTGCGCCCGCAAGGTTCCCTGTCCGACCAGGCCGGCAATGATGCCTACTTGCGCAAGGATGATAACTTGGCCTCCCTCAAGGACAAGGCGAAAAGCCGGGGGAGTCTGGGCCTGGGCACCGCCGCCACGCGCAACGTGGGCGTAGAAGGTGGCAATGTGATGGAGGTCGGGGCGTTTGGCCTGGGCATGGGTGCCCGGCATCGTGATGATGCTTACTGTAACCAGGGCGAAATCTACCGGTTAAACAACACCTCGAAAAATGCCCCCGGCAATCAGGTTTATGGCGTCTTAAGTCTGCCGTGCGACGGTGGCCCGTCAGGCGGCTATCTGGCGGTGCAAAACAACGCCGATGCTTTTATCGGTCGGTCGAATATTCCCGATAACGGGGTGACCTGGTTCCAGGTTTACACCACACGATTTAAGCCGAAAGCGCAGGATGTGGACGCGGTATCGGCCACGCTGGGCGGCGAGTTCAAGAAGGAAATCCAGGCATCCGGCGGCGTGACGGTGGCAAATAGCTGGAGTTCTAAGCCGGGCGGGCTTTTCCCTGGGAACGGGGATGGGGCCAGCTATGAAACCTGCAATGTGGATGTGAAAAGTTGGTATGGCCTGGGCTTTTTCAACACCTGCAAAGGGGAAGGGATCCAGGGGCGCACGGCGTTTTTGAACGTGCGCACCGGGTCATTCTCGGCCAAGGGGCGGATCACTGGCGCATCCGTGTGGGATGGTAACGCCCGCGTTTACTCGCCGGCGAATAAGCCCACGGCGGCGGATGTGGGCGCGCTGACCGATGCCCAGGCGGCGCAGAAATATGCCCTGCGCTCTATCCGCGTGAACGGTAAGCCGCTGAGCGCGGATGTGAACTTGCTGGCGTCGGACGTGAACGCCTGGAACAAGACCGAGGCAGACGGGCGTTTTGTGAAACAGGCCGGCGATACCATGAGCGGCCCTCTCGCATTGCCCCGCGTGGTATTTCCTAGCGAGGGTATGCAGGCATTAAACGCCGATAGCGACCTGACGCGGCCTGATGGTTTTATGCTCGAACAGTTGGGGGATAAATCAACCGGTTACCCACTGAAAAAAGGCAACCTGGGCAATTTGATGACGTTCAAAGTCAACAAATACCGGCATGTGCAGTTTGCGATCGGGTCAGGCAATACAGAGTTTTGGTTACGCTCTTTGCGGGAAGACAATCCGGCTACGGCCAAAGCCTGGGCGCAGGTCTATACCACGGACTCTAAGCCGACTATTAGCGATGTAGGGGCCGCAGATCAGAGCAATAATTTTGCCGCCAGGATGGGCAGTGCCCGCGTGCTCACCGGTGCAGATAAGCCGACTTCTCCAGGCGTATGGAGCGTGGAAAATAGCTCGTGGACGCCTGTTGCGTGGGGAACGCTGTATGTGACTACCAACGGCACCAATTTAAGCACGGCCTCCGGTAACGGGAAATTTATTCACTATCTGTTTATCGCCCACGGCAGCGCGAACAAGTTCTATGTTGCAACGGATGTGAACGGCGGATTCACCGGCTGGGAAAGCTATCTAACCAGGAAAGGCGGCCAGCTTTCGGGAACGTTGACGAGCAGTGCCGAAATTACGGCGAAATATCTGTCAACGCCATCGGGCGCACCTCCAGAAGGGAGCGGCGCGTTTTCCTCGCAACTCGACACCAAAGCCCCTTTCTATCAGGAAAATTACAATTGGGATGTTGTCGAGGGTGGCCGCTATGTCCCGTTGGTCAAAGGCAAAAGCACCCGAAAGGGGCAGGGTTACCCAACAGCTGTAAGTTTTGGCTATCTGATGGATGGGGCAGGCAGCTTTGCTAAGCCCTGCATTCATGTGCGGGGGGATAACAACGCAGAGGCTATCTGGCGGTTTGATCCGAACACTAAGCAGTTTGTTGCCCCCGGTAATTTGTATGCAGGCGGAGCCGCCTATCAGGTTGATGGCAATATCAGTGGCTCTATCTGGGGCGGTTATCTCAGCAACTGGCTGAGTAATCAGTTCAATGCACGTGATAACAATATCAGTACCCGTGCAACCTGGGATCACGTTAACAGCCGATCGCATTGGTGGACAGATGGCGAGCGGGGTTGGTGGAAAGATGAAAACACGGGCTTTATCTACCAATGGACTGTTGGGCCGTGGCGCAAAGAGGATGAGCAGATCGATACCGTTGGTTTTCCTATGCGCTTCCCCAACCAATGTTGCACGGTCAATGTGGGATCCCAATCTCAGGGCGGCGGCAATCGTAACGATGCCACTGCGGTGGTTTACGGTTGGAACCAGGACAATTGTCAGGTGCAAATGAACGTGCCTGGTGAAAGTTCGTGGTGGAATCCGATGCGCACCATCATTTTTGCAATTGGGAGATAGCTTTGAATATTAATAAAAAAACAGAGGATGGCAGCATGATTGGGCCTCATTTGGAAGAGACGAAAGCCAATTACTATTTCTCCCCGTCCGAGCTGGTTTTCTTGGCCGGCGTGATGAAGAAAGACTATGTGATCGCGGGTTCGTGGCCTAAAGATGCAAAGCCTGTTCTTGATGCGGTTTACGAAAGGTATACCGCAAATCCGCCGGAAGGAATGCTACGCGGCGCGAATGAGAACGGCGAACCGTGCTGGATTAAAGCGCCACCTCCCACGCAAGAGGAGCTAAGCGCCTTGGCCAGCCGTAAAAAAGACCGCTGTATGCAGCAGGCCGAAAGCGTTATTGCGCCATTGGCCCGCGCGGCCCGCCTGGGTATCGCTACCGAAGGGGAAAAAACGGCGCTTATGCAGTGGGAAACCTACAGCGTGATGGTGAATCGTGTTGATGTGAGTAAAGCGCCGGATATTGATTGGCCGGAGGTGCCGAGTGTGGCGTAAGGCTGTTTTGCGGATGCCTGGCGATATGCAGGCGCTGACGTGCTCGATGGTGCCGGCGCATCCGTGGGTTTATGGCGTAGGGCGGCAAGAGGCATCTGGTAGTTACCTCAGCCCGGCCAACGCCGTGGATTACCTGGCGGGCAAGCTGGCCGGCCAGGGGGCCGAAATCACCGCCACCGTGTTTATGATCTGCGCAAACTCACACGCCGAGTTTATGCCGTTGGTCGCGTCGTTGTCGGGGGTGCTGCCGCTGCCGGCGTTAAACCAGGTGCAGCGCATGGCGCAGACGGCGGCCACGCAGGCCGTTACCCGGATGCAACTGCCTGGGAAGATGGGCGGCGGCTTGCCGGCGGCGGTGCTTTCGACCAGTGCGCAGCGCCTGGCGCTGAATGCGCAGCGTATCGCAGAAGCCAAGGCGGGCGCGGCGCTTGGGGCGAGTGTTGGCGGCTTGCAGTCGGCTTTGGCCGGCTTTGCCGAGGCTCGCCAATCCGCCCTGGCGATGGTGAGCGATGCCATGACGGCGTTACAGGGAAAAAGCGCGCCGGCGTGGGTGTTTACGGCGAAAGGGGCCGCCGCCAGCGTTGGCGCGGCGATGAAAAAGGATGTTCCACACCAGGATGCGGTTTTTACCCTGGCGGTGTTGTTCGTAGGCAAGGATTTAGGGCAGTTGGAGGCGATGATCCATGACGATAGTCACGCTGGCGCTTAATGGTGAAGCAATCCCGCTTAAAGGGATCATGGTGACGCCGATGATGCAGTTTCAAGATAAAGACCAATCCGGGCAGACCTCGAGCACGGCGAACGCCGAGCAGGGCATAAAGCCCAAGGAACTGCGCATTTCCGGCATGATCCCGTTTAGCGAAGCCAAGGTGTTAACGCGCCTGTTTGCCCTGGCGGAGGCCACGGAGGGCGGCAAGTTGAAACGCTACCGTGTGGCCAACCATACCGCCCAGGCCATTAACTTTAGGCTGGCGACGTTCACCGGTTCGATTGACGCGCCGAAACAGGACGGCAAGCAAGCCTGGCTGGTGACATTCACGATGCGCGAGCATTTGAGCGTGCCGGAAAAGAAAGACGCGCGGGAGGGCAGCAAAACCGCCGCCAAGAAACAGACGCCAGGCGCGAATGGGCAGGTAAACGGGAAGGGCGCAGCGGCAGAGGATGAACAGAAATTGAGTTGGTTTGAGCGCCGCGTTTTGAAGCCGGCGGATGATGCGTTGGCCGGTGTGGTGGGGGGCGAATGAAACCGATTAAGCGTCTGATGTTGTCCGGGGATGCGGTGCCGCTGGTTGATCTTAACCTGGTGCTGGAGTTGAACGGCTGCGGGCGCGGGTTTATCACCGCGCAGACCGAAACGGACTACACCGGCAAGCTGGTGCGCCTGGATGCCGGCTATACGGATAGCATTTTGCGCTGGTTCACCGGGTATGTGGAGCGCGCGCAGCCGGCAGAGAACGGTTTCCAGCGGTTGTTTGTGCGAGAGCTGGCGGGCGTGTTCGAAAGGTTGTGGCCGTGTTCGTTCCAGCACCCGACGCTGCGCCAGGTGGCCAGCTGGCTGGAGGAAAACAGCGGAATAACGATCGCGCTGCCGGCGCAGGCGGATTACCTGGACAAGCCGATCCCCCACTTCACCCATAGCGGGACGGGTTATCAGCTGTTGGCCAACCTGGGGGCCGCGTTTGGCGTGCCTGATTACGTTTGGCAACCGCTGCCGGATGGCGGCGTGTTCCTGGGGAGCTGGGCGCATTCTATGTTTGCCAGCAAGCCGGTGGATATTCCCGCCGAGTTTAGCCAGGCGCGCGCCGGCGGCAACAGCATGACATTGCCAATGGTGCAGGCGCTGCGCCCTGGTGTGGTGGTCAATGGCCGCCGGCTGTCGAGTGTTCGCCTGGAAAACGACGACACCACGATCACATGGTTGGCGGTAAACCCGCTGACGGGCAAGGCCGTGGCCATGACGCCGGCGCAGCGCCAGATTGATGCGGCTTACCCGGAGTTATCGGCGGGGCTACATCTGCCAAAATTCGCCAGGGTAGAGGCCCACGCGGAGGCGGTGACCAGTGGTGACCTGGCCGATCCGTTCCGGCCACGCTACGCCGTGGATTTGCAGCTGTTGGACGCAGACGGCCAGCCGGCAAAAAACACGCCGATTTATCCAGCGGTGCCGTTGCCGGTGCCAATGGCGGGCCAGGATTCGGGCATGTTCCAGTTTCCGCCGGTGGGAACGCTGGTTGAGGTGGCTTTTACTGATGGGCGGCCTGATAAGCCGTTTATCCGGCAGACGCTGGCCCAGGGCAACACGCTGCCGGATGTGAAGCCCGGCGAGCAGTTACAGCAGCAGCGGGAGGAGGTTTCCCAGCGGGTGACGCAGGCAGGGGACTGGGAGCGGAAAACCGACCAGGCGATCCGTGAAAACTCCATGACCAGGGAAATCCAGGCCGATGAGGAAACGCGCACCGTGGTGGCCAGGGGCACAACCGTGCAGGCTAACGATAAAACCACGGTGCTGGGCACGTCCACCTTGTTGGCCGGTGCGGTGCAGCACATCGCAGAGGGCGATTACAGCGTAGCGACGCAGGCCAACGCAGTGGCCAGCGTGGGCGGCGATGCCACCACGGCGGTGGCCGGCAGCCTGATGGAGAAGATCGGCAAAATCCGCAGCAGCATAGCGGCAGCGCGCCAGGAAGTGATCGCCCCGGTGGTGTGGGTGGGGAGCCAGCAAATCAACGTGATGGCCTTGATGCTGGAAACGCTGGAGGTGGTGCAGGAGCTGGCGCAGCAGACTGCCGCCCATACCCACAGCAACACCGGCACACCGCAGAACGCGCAGGCAATCAGCGCCGCCGGCACGAAGTCTAGCCAGCTGAAAGACAAATACGCGCCCGTGATTGGGTAGGGCTAAATATTGATCGCCCGTACCGATCAATAATGAGTAATTGATCTACACAACCAATTATCTTTTGAGCGCGTAACCGTGTAGAAATTGAACAAACAAGAAAGCCAGCACCAGGAAGCACCAGCCCGCCCCGCGCGGGCTTTTTCGTGCCCGCAATCTGGCCGCCTGTGCGCCATTCTGAGCCGCTTTCCAGCCCGGCGATAATCCCACGCGAATAAATCCGATCACCGCAGCAGCGTGCCGCCAGCGCGGCAGAAACCCCACGAAATAAACATCTTGCCCACGAAAACGGCACTACACCGCACCCGCCTGCGCAATTTGGATCAGGAAATTTTTTCAGTTCTGATTTTCTACAAAACACCCCGCCGGGCCGCGCCACGCCTGGGGCTTTGCGAGCAATCCCAAACTGAAAAGATTGAAAAGAATTTCATGTTTTTTCAGTTTTCGGATCGCGCGGCGTTATGGGTGTAAATCACAATGCATTGAAAAATATAAAATAAATATGAATTACGTGGATCGCGGATCGTTTGGAATGGATCGCGCAGCAATGCTATCTAAACGCGGTGAAGCCAGGCGCGGCAAGGGCTGCGGAAGAATTACAGTAGATTTGAAAAACTGAAATCTGCGAAATTGATTTACTGTTTATTCATACAGTATCATGCGCGAATGGTGCAATTATGACCAGGAAAAAATAGAGGTTGTTTATGCGTTCGTTGCGAGTTTGTAACGTGATGATTTATTTCATGGCCCGCGGGGAGAGGCTGACCAGAAAGCAGGTGTTTGGTAACCAGGGGAACCCCGTTTATGCGATTTGGCCGATTGGGAAAATGTGGAGTGCTGCGGTTCACAACGGTGAGGCATGGCAGCCAGTAACCAATTCTCCCGCAATTGACGAGCGAGCGGCCTACGATTGTGTAATGGAGCACTTCTACAAAAGTCACTAATGGCGGCGTTTTGGCTGTCGCCATTATGCCGCCACTGGAAAGAAAAAGGGGCCACGCTTTCGCGTAACCCCTTGTTTTATTTGGTGGAGCTGGGGGGATTTGAACCCCCGTCCGAAATTACTACACCGTCGGCACTACATGCTTAGTCCAATCTTTACATTCGCCGG